ATGGCTTCATTTAGACAACGCAACAATACATGGCGAGCCGAGATAAGTGTAAACGGAATTCGCGAAAGTGCAACCTTTGATACAAAAGCTCAGGCTAGGGCTTGGGCATCTAAACGCGAGACTCAGTTACGCGAACAATCGCATGGCAAATTACCAGATCACTCTTTTTTAGAAGCTATTGAACGCTACTTAAATGAAGTGAGCGTTAAAAAGAAAACTCATGAGAATGAAGTCAAGCGAATGGCTTTCTTTAAGCGTGAGTATAAAAAGCTATGTCAAAAACAATTGGCCAAAGTCACAACTGACGATTTAGTGCAATGGCGTGATTCTCGTTTAAAAGAAGTGCAGGGCGCTACTGTCAGACGTGAAGCAAATATTTTAGCTTCTTTATTTACTGTTGCCCGGAAAGAATGGAAGTGGATTAAAGAGTCCCCAATGGCCGACTTGACTTTACCCCCACCATCAAAGCACCGTGATAGACGAATTGCTCAGGATGAAATTGATAGATTATGTCTTGCAGCAAATTGGGATAACAATGTCCCGGTAAATTCTACTCAGCAAATTATTATTGCTTTCCTTTTTGCAATTGAGACTGCAATGCGTGCTGGAGAGATTGTCGGCTTAACTTGGGATCGAGTTTACTTAAAAGATCGATATCTTGTTTTGAACGAAACAAAGAATGGCACAAAGCGAAATGTGCCTTTATCTAAGCGTGCAGTTGAGTTGCTTACTTTATTAAAAGGTCTTGATAAAAAGCAGGTCTTTACTTGTAATTCCCAAAGCTTTGATACGCTTTGGCGTAAATTGAGAGATAGATGTCAAATCACTGACTTGCACTTTCATGACACACGCCATGAAGCTTGTACACGCCTTGCAAGGAAATTAGAAGTTTTAGACTTGGCCCGTATGATTGGGCATAAAGACTTAAGAAGTCTGATGGTCTATTACAATGCTACTGCAAGCGAAATTGCAACGAGGCTTGATTAGCCTCGTTTGCGTGGTCTTCCTTTCTTTGGCTCATCATCCGATTGTTCATTCAACCAGTTTGATAGCTCTGCCAAGTTCCATCGTCTTCCTTGACCGCACTTAATAACATAGCGCGGTTTAGGGAAGGTTGGCAGGCAGCAAACTGCTGCCTTAAAGTGTACATCTCGATATCCCAAGAACTCAGCAGCTTGAGAATCATTTAGCCAAATATCTGAAGGTGGTAACGCTACAACAAAGTTACTACCTATATTCGCAATTGCTGTCATTTCACCCCTCCTTACTTTCTGCTTTAACTTCTCTATCTAGTCGTTCAATTTCTGCAATTAATAAAGCGGCTGCACGAACCAAATCTTGTCTTGGGCTTTTTGGCTTCCAATAGCAATCATCCCAAGGCCAGTATTCTGGCGCTTCTTCGGATTGGTAGACGCCAGCAGGTTTAGCAAGGAAAGGCCACCCTCTGTGGATAACATTAGTTGTATAACTTGCAGCAGCTCGAGTAAGTTCATTTTTGCTGTACACATCATCATGTTCATTTGTCCAGCCTTTGATCTGGATCTGACGCTCTCTTTCATTAAGAACATCTTTAACAGCTTGGCTGCTATATAATTCACTCATCCCTCAGCTCCCGATTCGCTTGCCACTTCAACCATTGCCTTATATCCAGTCTTGCTCAGTGTTGACATCGGCGCGACTGAATATCGTTCATATGCTTGGAACATCTTTTCCGTTGGAACTCTTGGCACAACAACATAGCCCTCCGGCACCGCCTGAGCTTTGGCTTTTTCTAGTTCTGCTCTAAGTCTGTCAATTTCACATGCCGCATGGTTACAAATAACACGTAATTCATCTTCGTTATATTCATCTGCATGCATCATCATTAAATGACTGATTTCGGTGCCAAATTGACTATCACCATCAAACACCCAAACAACACCATCATCTTGTTCAAAGCGTAAATTAACTTCTCTTTCCTTATTCAAATCTGTCATGCTGCTGCTCCCTTATTCCCATTTAGTTCTTCAATAACTGTTTGTGCATATGCTTGAGCTAAAGAGCATTTGACCAACATTAATTTTTCAAGATTGAAATCACGTTCAATCCAAACAGTTGTGATGCGTTGATTAAGTGGAATCTGATTTACTAAAACCACTTGTTGCTCGCGCTGATCTTCTGAATAGATCAAGTTTTCAGGAGTAGGGAGTAGAACGAAATCTACTGCCCACTTAGGTTTGTTGGTCAGACGCATATATGCGCGCATCTGCCAGTCATAACCATTTTCTTTTACTTTCTTCTCAGCACGTCTTAGAGTGAAAGGATGCTGTACACCAGACCATGAGCACTTAGTGTCACGGCCATGATCATCATTAATAATGTCGGGTGTGCCTATCAAAAACTCATCTTCAAGAGTCTTTTCATTCTTCTGCATTCCAATGAATTGACCCATTGTGAAAAGGCTATTCATCTGAACTGCTTTAATTGCGTGGTCTTCAAGCGTTAAGCCTTTCTCGGTGTACTTGTTTCCAGTAAAGTCTTTAAACCCATACTGTTGTTCAACCACCCAGCGTTCAACCGCAGACTTTGCACCTTCTGACAAGGTGTGATCTTTAAGCTCCTGGATTAAGGCTTTCTCAGCATCAGTACGCTTTTTTCGAGTCAAAATAACTTCAACATCAGGAGTGATGAGAGCAGGATCAATCTTGCTCGGCTCACCCATAATTTCATGCAATGCATGAGGATGTATCTTTAACATTTCATGCACCTGCTAACTGTTGTTGCTGTTCTGGTGTGAGGACATAACCTGCATCACCGCTTAGAACATAAGCCTTATCCATTTTTCCTTCTTGGATTGAAGCCATTAATTGTGAAAACTGTTGTTGGTCTAAGGTCTGCGTAGGAGCCTCTAACTCAGCTACAGAGTCTTGATGATCAATGTATTCAAAGTCATTTGTAGCAACATCATGAACAATTGACTGATCAGCTAATTGAGCAGTTTGCATTTCGATTGAAAGAGGCGCTTGCTTTGATAACAAAAGCTTAGTAACTGTTTTCAATGCCATCGCTTCAAAGTTATCTTTCCATACGCCACCATATTTAAATGATTGGCTGTACTTGCCTGCATGCTTCAATACATCTGCTTTACTCATGTACAGCTCAGCAGTGAAGCCATTTAATAATTTGAAGAAAGCAACATAACCAATTGCCTCACCTGAGTTTGGAATAGTCCAATCGAACTCATAACCAAGCAGGGGGTTAGCTGAAATTAATTGCCCCTCATAAACTGGCGTTGCTGCAATACGTGCGAACTGACCAGAGCGCTGAGCCAATTGAATAAAGCCTTTGTATCCCATTTGGAACTGTGCTTCATTGCTTTCCTGCCATCTGCCTTGCTCATCTTTAAACTTGCGTTTGTAAGGCACAATGTATGCAAAGCCTAGATTGCTATTAATTGGCAAATCTAAAGTTGCTGCCATCATTGCTGCATTTACCACAGTTGCAGGCACTGCATTTTTTAGGTGTGGTTGATTAGCAACTTGCATCACTGAAGCCAAGAAACCCTGAGTTTTCTTGCCTAAGATTTCTTCAAATTTTTGACGGATCTTTGAATCACTCACGTACTGCTTAATATCTTTAGGAGCAGCAACCTGATTTTCTGTTTTAACTGGCGCATTCATAATCTTCTCCTAATTATTTTCTACTGGTCGTTGTTCGAGTGAGTCTTTCCAGTCTTCTTTAGGCTCAGATCTATAACAAAGAACAACTTCATCAAGTTCCTTAACTAACCACTCATTGCCCCACATAAAAGGTTTAGTGGTGTAGCAACAAGTCAACCCATTTGCATCAGTTGCAGCCCAATTGGCTTCTACTGGAATGGTTGACCAATCGTATTTAGTTCCCATCACTCCACTCCCGCTTCTTCATCTGCCAATTCTTCGGCGTAGTATTTAAGCTGCTCGTTTAAGTCAGCCACTTGCGTTGATGTAAGCTGAAATAAAAGGCCAATAGGTGTCTCTACATATTCAGTACCAACCACTTCAACATGTGTACGGTCATCTACTACGAGTTGGTCGTAAAACTGGTCCTTGCTGTCTTCTTGATTCATTAGAGAACCAACCACACGAACTTGCTTAGTAAAATCAGCAACAATTTTGCATTTCAAAGTTGCACAGCCACTTTCCAGTTCAAATGAAACTATGTTGTCCTTAACTTCAAACTCACTAGACACTTGAAGCATTGGGAAAGAAGGGCAAAGCAACTCGGGTTTAAGGGCTAACATATTCATGAGTTAGTACCTCTCAGAGACTCAACCAAATGCTTTCTTAAGCCATCAAATTCAGTCTCAAATTCTTCAGCAGTAAGCGTGGTGCCAAGCATGAATAAAGTTTGATTAGCGACATTAAGAAGATAGTCATTTGCAAATGATTGATGAGCAACAGCAAGATGACCCGCTGTGTGAGCGATCTGAACACGACTTTCTTCTACTGATTTATCAATAATTTCGCGGAAGTTATCCATGAGAGGGCTCCTTGTCCAAATCAACTTCTTTCGAGCGTTCAGCAAGCATTGCGTCTGCTAAGTGATATGCATTTCTAGCCACATCTTCATCAATTAGATAGAAGCCCATGTTTGCAGCAAAGCCTTGCATAGCAGCAATTGCAAACTGATCACGTAAAGTTAATGTTTCCATCACTTCACCCCCTCAACCTGAACTAAAACATGCTCTTGATGCTTTTGGGTTTGATCTGCATCTGCTTTAAAGAAGGCAAAGGCACTGAAAGCTAGAATCACAAATACGCTTGCCATTACCAAGCCAGAGTTAGAGTGTCTAATGGTCTGCTTGCGGTTCTGATTCTTGATCAGCTTTGCTATTAATGCTTTTTCTGTCATACTTATCTCACTCGTTGTTGAGTAAAAGTCCCTCTCCGTCGAAAGCTAGGGGCTTTTTTGTTGGTTGGTGAGATATAATTTAGTATTTACTAAATATTTAGTCAAGGACTTTAGTGAATTTATTTAGTGAAAAATTTCGTATACACTAAAAATAAGAAAACCCACACGGGGTGGGTTATTTGGTTCTACATAAGACTTACTTTGATGCTTCCTTTATTTTTTTTCTTATTCTTTCTTGCTCTGTGATCTTATTTGCTCTTGCTTGTATAGTACGCTTAAATTCCGAGAACTCAATGTAATCATTAAATGCACCCCACAAAGATAAGAGTAAGGTAGAAATTAAAGCGACCAATAAAGAAAGTGCTAAATTTGTATTAAAACCAGTCCATATCAAAACACCTAAAGCTGAGACAAAAATAAAATAAAAAAGAATAGAATTCCTTATCATTTTACTCCTTAACGTAATAGAAGAACTTATTCTATCGGACTCGCTGTTAGAGAGTTCCTTCAATTCACCACAAGCATTCAGTGAGTGAAGTGAATGGATTAATACCCCAAGTGCAAAAAAAGAAAGCCCCAGCCACCAAGGGTTTATTTGTGGTGCAACATAATTCAGTTTATGCATAACAAAATAACTTAATGAGGTTATAGCCATCACACTAAGAGATATAGTATGAAAACTATTAATAAATCTAATAGATTTTACATTCATGTTAACCTCAATTTTTTAAGTAGTAGGGCTAATATTCCCCATCAACCATGTGTGCATTTGTGACCAAAGATTACTTTCATTTATCACACCATTGATTGTGTCAAGCGTCAACTCTTTAGATATACGCAACTCACCAGCCTTAATTGTACCACCATTTTTAAGTACAATTTGGTAATCATCGTCTGGCATGTTCCTTAAAGCATTTGCAACAGTGTCGATAACTTTCTGTCCGCTTTCTGTTGTTTTATTATTGTATGTCATGACGACATACATTTTTAGATTAGCAGAATCAAGATTGTCTTTTAGTTTTAGCCCCTTAAGTTTATCAGCCCCAATTAGGGTTTTTATTATATCCATACCATTGCCTATAACGTTAAATGAGGCAGATTTAGCTTCAGTTAGAACTGCTCCAGAAGATTCATCTTGTGAAACAGGAATGCTATCAAGATTGGCTCCAATACGAAGGCTTTTAGCTGGATTTTTTTTCAGGATCTTCTGAGATTCTTCATTTACTTTATCGCTAAGACTTAAGAATTCTGTTGCGTCAAATAACCCTGCATTAGACAGAAGCCATTTCAAGTAATCTTCTAAATGGTTTGCTTTTAAAGCAGGAGATTGCATTAGGACTAAGTGGTTTTCAAAGACACCAAAATACAATATTGAATTAATAAATTGATTTTTAAGGTCTTCAGTTTTAGTTCCACTAGTTTTCCCTTGAATCTTAGCCATATCGAATGGTTCTATTGAGTACTCTTGAGTCGTCTCATCAAGGGTTAGAAAAGTTTTGGTAACATCATATTCAACAAAAACTAATTGCCCAAAAAGCATCCCATTATAGGTAGTATGATGGTTTAGCAGAATGAAATCTTTAGATGAGCTGTTAATAAGTTGATGTCTATCTTTAGCTAAATAAACTAGGGAGCCCTCTTGCAATGCTAGTTGCAAAAGCTCTTGTAGATTGTTTTTTGCGGATGGCATAACTACTGATTTGTAGTACACCTTTCTCCTTCTTGTAAGCTTTTTAGTCATCTTTACCCCCTCCCGATCTGTTGTAAAGACTGTGTCGGGTTCACAGTTTAAATTTCTTGCTGCCCTGAAAACTCAATTCTTGAAAGAAAGCCAATGGGTAAAGCTATTTGCTCTCCTGTGATGGTTTCAAAATGAACCCAAATTGCTGATGCTTCATTCTCAAAATTAATACTAGTTAGTTTTACCAGATTATAGGGTTTTTCTTTGCCAGACATGATTATGTTAAAGCGACAATTTTCCTCACGAACATAGGAGATGAGCATTTGGTGTATTGCCGTCTGCTCAGAGCTTGTTAAGCCTCTATATTCGTGTAGTTCCGGTGGCTTGTATTTTTTGCTCATGGTATTTGCTATTAATTATCAGTTTATGTATTTTTAAAAATAAGGGTGAGGGGGAGTTCGAACCTCCCCCTCGGTGCTTACCAAGTGAAGAATTTGAATATCGATAAAAAGTCGATTTTTATCTTTAATCTAAATCCATTCTTAGTTCGCAGTTCCAGTAAAAACATGGCATAAACCTTGTAATTGCTGGTAGGCACCTACCAATATAATTGGTAACTTATATAGCGCTATGCCTAGCGCTTGCCCTGAAAGTGTGCGCACACCGTAGGGGCGTCAGCTCACTATTGACACTGGACCTTGTCCTGCTCCCTGAGCAACGTATCTTTAGATCACCTTTAGCAGCTTCCTAGGCTGCAATTCGGGATTAGGTGTCCCGAATCCTTTAATGAGTTATTTCCCTATTGTGTCTCACCACAACCCCAATAATTGATATTTCAATTTGTGTTGAGTTGTAGGTTGGGTAATCAGGGTTTAGTGGTACTAGTTCAACAACATCAACTCCAAATTCATTAATACCAATCACTCTGTACTTTTTGAAAGTTGTTCTTGCTATTCCATGTTGGACTTCTTGAGCAATTACAAGCGATCCAGGTTTAGGTTCAAGAGATGCATCAACAACAATTTCATCGCCAGCCTTAAATTCTGGTGACATGCTATTTCCTTCAACTTTAAGAGAGAAAACGCACTCTGGCTTATATCCTTGATATGTTGTGTAGCTTTCTCCAATAGGGTTTATTCCATCATAGCCAACATCATGGAATAGACCTGCTTGGACATAATCTAATAGGGGAATTGTTCGAAGGTTATTCTTGGTTGGTCCAACATTACTTTCAGACACAATAGGGCTTTGATCTTCTTGGTTTTCAAGATCTAAATAACCATTAGGCCAGCCTACTTTTTTCTCTAAGTTCCTAGCAGCTCTCTCGCCAAAACTACCGTGACCATTAATCATTTGTGAAATATGGCTCGTACTTAAGTCGTAATGTTCGCAAAAAGCTGCATCACTCTTAAATTTCCCAGATTCGATTAAAGCATCAATAGCTTTTCGCAGATTTCTGCGTCTTCTTGCAACAGTATCCATAAGCTCTATTTCATATAGTTTTTAGTAAAAAGTAAATTCGTATTCGCTAAATATCTGTTGACTTGTTTAGTGTTTAAAATTAGTATTTACTAAATAAATCACTAAAGGAGATAACTATGTCTTCTTCAAACACAGAACAGCTTAAAGCTTACTTATCGAAGATGACTATTGAAGAACGAAAAGCCTTTGCAAAAGCATGCCTAACGACTTTAGGTAATCTTCAACAAATTATTTATGTCAACAAAAAATGTGGTGCTGCATTAGCTATTCGAATTGATAAAGAAAGTGAAGGAAAAGTTCCTTGTGATGAACTTTGTCCTGATGTCGATTTCGATTATGTCCGCAGCCAAGCATTAACCGCTTAGGAACTAAACCATGAGCAAAGTATCAACCGAATTGAGTGCAAGGGCTAGAAATGAAGTTTCTAGAGTTTTGCAAGCTCTTGCATCAAGCAATCAAAGCCAGGTTGCTGAACAGTTGGGGATTGATCCAAGCACATTATCACGAATGAAAAATGATAGAAAATCCAATGGCTTGACTGAGCTTGAGAACTGTTTAGTGCTGTTGGACATTCTTGGATTTAAGACTGTCCTCAAGAAATATCGAATGATTAGCGAGGAAAAACTAAATGCGCTTTTTGTGATGTCAAAAGCGTGGATGGAAAGCAAACAAACAATTGACGATCTTTTTCAAGATGACATTGAAGATTTCGGCATGTGTTTTGAGCTTGGATATAAAGAAAAAGCCTGATTTTGTGGATCAGGCTCAATGTTCAATCGGAGAAGGACCAAATGAACTATTCAATATTAGCAGACATTGAACTAAATCGGAAGATTAGTTTGTTTCAAAAAGCGGTTGAGGCTTATGTGCTTAATCGAACTCTCGAAAACTCTATGGCATTAGCTAAAGCGAAAGCTGAATTAGCTGCATTTGTATTGAGAGGTGTTTGATGGGTGCATCAATTCCAATTATTAAGTTGATTGAAGCTATGAACGAACAGCCAATAGCATTCAACAAGCACTATGTATTTTTAGGATGTGGGATCAATGGAGCTTTGATGCTCTCTCAATTGGTCTACTGGACTTCTCGCACTAAAGACAGTGAAGGTTGGATCTTCAAAACACATCATGAGTGGACTCAAGAAACTGGTCTTACTCGTCGTGAGCAAGATACGGCCAGAGCAACACTTAAATCACTTAAATTCATCTCTGAGAAAAAGATGGGTGTGCCTTGTCGTGTTTACTACCGTGTAGAGCGTGAAAACTTATATCAAGCTTTGATCGAATACTCTGAAAGCATTGATATTAATAGTATGCACAATTCCGCCATACTGAATGCACAAAACAGCCATACTGAATGCACAAATCCGCCAGACTGTATGCACAATTCCGCCATACTGAATGCACAAATCCGCCCATCTAATACAGAGAATACATACAGAGAATACACAGAGAATACTACAGATATTATTTGTGCTGAATCAGCACCAAAAACACAAAAATTCAAAGCAAAAGATTTCTTGTTGAAAAACGGTGTTTCTGAACAAACAGCAACTGAATATCTTGATCTTCGTAACAAGAAGAAAAAACCAGTAACTCAACGAGCTTTACAACTTGTTTTCAAACAAGCTCAGGAAGCAAAGCTAAGCAATGAGCGTGTATTCCAAATTATCGTTGTTCGTGGTTGGGAATCTTTCAAAGCAGCTTGGAATTGGCAGGAGACAAATGCAGAGCTTGAGCAATTAGAAAATCCAGTTGTTGAGCAACAAGAAACAGCTCCACGCAATGCCCCAGTTTTACTTCGCAAAGAATACAAGGGGGTTAAATAATGGATTACTTACATTCAGTCCCTACAGAGCAAGGTGTATTAGTTTCTTTGTTATCTCTTGCTGATGGTGTAGATCAATATGTTCAACGCCTAAACCGTGATTACTTCTCAGGAAAGCATCAGATTATTTTTGATGCGATTAAAGCAATCCACGATCGTGGTGAACAAATTGATTTCATTCTTGTATGGGACGAAATCAAGAAAAACCCATTGAATCTTCACCACATTGATGAGCAGTACATGCTTACGCTGAATGCAGAAGCGCCTACGCTTATTTCAACACTGGAACAACACATCGAGAAGCTTCACCGTTTAATGGTTCGTCGTAAGTTCGTAGACATCTCTGTGCTTATGCAAGGTATGGCAAAGGACTTCACCACAAATCTTGATGACATGCTCAACAAAACACAAAACATGATTGCTGAAATCGGTGACAACTCTGAGAAGAAATCACTTACCTATGTGAATGAGTTTGTAGCACGTCTCTACGTTGAACTTAATGAAGCCGATATAGCTCGTAAGAACGGCACATTTGTTGAAACGGGCTTAAGAACAGGATTCATTGCACTAGACAACAAAATCGGTGCTCTACGTCGTGGCAACTTTGTTCTGATTGGTGCCCGTCCATCAATGGGCAAAACAACATTCGCTCAAAACATTATGAGTGATATGGCAATCAACCAAGACCTTGTTGTTCAGTTCCATTCACTTGAGATGACTGAGGAAGAAATCAGGGACCGTATTGTTTCAGGTGTCGGACAAATCAAGCTTCGCAATATCAAGTCTAAGTTTCTTGAGGATGATGACTGGGGGCGTTTAGTTCAGGCTAACAAGATGCTTGAAAATGCCAAATTCGGAATTGATGACACGGCTAATGCATCACTCTCTGATGTCCGTCGTCAAGCTCGCTTGCTTAAAGCTGAGTATGGCCGTGTAGACGCAATTTTCGTTGATTACCTACAAATCATGAAAAGCCCAGTTGTTACTGATAACCAAGTTAGAGCAATTGGTGAAATCTCAAAAGGGTTGAAAGCAATCGCAAAAGAATTTGATTGCGTTGTATTCGCTCTATCTCAACTTAGCCGCAACTTAGAGAACAGACCTAACAAACGTCCAGTTAATGCCGATCTTCGTGAATCTGGGCAATTGGAGCAGGATGCGGACGTGATTCTATTCATTTACCGCGACGAAGTTTACGACAAGAACTCAAAAGATGCAGGAACTGCTGAAATCATCATCGGAAAGTGCCGTGATGGAGAGGTGGGAACTGTACGTTTAGGAACTGATTTAGCAAGAGCAACATTTGCAGATCTTGATCCTGCTTATCTCGCTAGCTTGCAAGAGTTTGGAGGTGCAGCGTGAAAGCAATAAAACGAGTTAAAGCATTCCAAAACATTTTTGACATTTTGTTATTCGCTACACATGCAACACAACCTTTCACGATGAAGGATTTGCATGACTATGTGCTAGATGCGCCCAACAACACTATCCAGTGCTATGTGCAGGAATTAATTAAAAGCGGCTACTTGGAAAAGGACTCATACGCAACTTACAAAGCAACTCAGTTTGCAAAGGACTTGCTGAATGTTAAAGGGGAGCTGAAAGCATGATCGAATTTGTAGATTACACCTCAATGATGAAGCTGCGTAGAGCGTACAACCTCGGTACTCGCAATAAAGAAACAAGAGCAGCAGCGAACCTCTACGAGAAATTAAGAAAGCTGAAAATGCTAGACCAGCTTAAGAAGGAAGTCATGACTAAACGTTACAAGGAGGCGGTATGAGCATGATCGTATTTCCATTAAAGAAGGCTGAAAAGTTAGATCGACTTTGCTTATGTATTAATTGCAACAAACTCTTTGTTGATGCTGTTGATAGTAAAGACCTTGGCATTTGTTCACTTTCTTGTGGTTATGCATTCCGCGGAATTGGTTGGAGTGACTTCCTATGAAACCAGAACAGTTTATTCGTGAGTTTGGGGTGGAGAAGGCGAGAGAGGTTGTTGAGGGGGCGCCTGATTGGGCGACGGGCATTAACTGTCATTCAATGGTCTATTTCGGGGGTGATAAGTTTTGTCGTGGTGATGTTCTTTTAGAAGACCTCAAGCGTCTGGTGGAGTCTTTAGAACGGATTAACAAATGTGGTGGCTTGTATGGATTCAAAACATATTGCAATGGTGATTACTCGCAAGAGGATTTACAAGCCATCCGCGACCACGAATCAATATACGGAGGCGGGGATGAGTAAATATCAACAGGAAGTTGCAGTACTTCTTATCGCCAGTGCAATTCTTTATGCAGGTTTTAAGACCACGTTTATAGGGATTGTTTGTTTGATTGGGCATCTAGCGTTTGTGTGGTCGATGTTTAAAGGAACCAGCCATGAGTGAGTTTAAAGAGTTCAAAGTTGGTGATTGGATCATTGATCCACTAATTGGTGACAAAGTTATTAAGTGTCATGACGGCTATTTACGAGAAATGAAGTTCTTTGGCTCTGTAATGCGCCACGCCACACCAGAAGAAATCGCAACTGGCCACCGCATTGATAAACCATCGAATCCGAGGGAATTAGAAACCCTAGACAAACCAGAAAACCACATTTCGCCGAATTGCAAAACGATAGGGGAACAATCATGACAGATTTTCAAGCATTCCTATTGTTGGTTGCGTTTCTAGCGTTTCTTGGTTGGCTGAGTTGAGGTGAAGCATGGATAAGCCAATGACATTTAACGAATGGATGGGAAAGCAAGGCAATTTAGCTTTGATTCATGCTAATTGCTGCCGAATTGCCTATGAAGCTGGTCAGCAGTCAAAGCAAGCGAAAGTGGAGGAGCTGCAAACCCAATTGTCACTACAACGTCAAAGAGTGAAGGCTTTTGAGGAAGAGCTTACTAGTTCACGTAATTATGGTGATGAGCTGCAAAAGCGGGTGGATGAACTTGAGTTTCAACTTAAAGATTGGAAGCAAAAATCAATGCCTGCAATGCTAAATGGTATGTGTGGTCGTTGCGGTAAAGAGCCGTTGCAAGGAATTGGCTCAGATAAAGAAGATTATGCGCTACTACATTGCTTTGGTTGTGGTGCAAACAAATACGAATGGATAGGAGAGCAAGCGCTCAAGGGGGAAGGATGAAAGCAACCAAGATCCCATGTGAGCATGACTTGCTAAGTAAGAACGACGACACATGGGCTAATGCTGTGATGCGCTGTAAGGGTGGAAGCCCTTACTGTGGAGCAGACGGTTATTGTCATGCAGGCGGCACCTGCTTTGCGGACCAAGAACTAACAAGAGAGCAAGCAATCTTAGAAGTAGATCGCCTAGCTCAAGAATTACATAACTCAAAGATTGAAAACGACAAGTTAAGAAATGCAGCTAGTCAGCTTGTTAATCAACTTGAATTGGCGAAAGAGCAGAACCTAAAGAACGGTAATGATCAGAGAGTATTTGCTTTGAAGTTCTGTATCCATGAAATCAAGAAAGCGATGGGGTGACCAATGACCACATTCAAAGAGGCTCAAAGGGTCCAGTCACAGAAGGCAGCTCGTTCAAAGCGATTTAATCGAGTGCCTACAGAAGATCAAGAACAGATGACGCTCATGAGTTGGGCGCATCGAGTGAAGTATGGTTCAGGTCGTTTGAGTGATTACCTGTTTCATATTCCTAATGGTGGCTCAAGAAACATCCTTGAAGCTGCAAAGTTTAAGAAGTTGGGCGTGAAGGCTGGTGTTCCAGACCTTCAGCTAATTGTTCCAAATGGTGAGATACACGGGCTTTGGATTGAGTTGAAGTCAAAGAAAGGGAAGTTACAACCAAGTCAAAGGCTCATGATTCAACGCTTAGAAGAACAGGGTTACATGTGCAAAGTCTGCTTTGGTGCGGATGAAGCCATAGATGAAATTAAAAAGTACTTAATGATTTAGGGTGACGGTATGAATGCAGTAGCAGTTGAGAAGTTTGAACGTTTTGAATGGTTGACTCATGGTTTAACTGCGAGTTCACCAAGTATTGAGCCAGTGGTGCGCGGAACAGGAGAGAAACCATTGAACTATCAAGACCGCTTGGGTGCTATTGCTTCAATGGATACCCAACTCGAAAAAGCAGTTGCGTCAGTAATTATCTTTGGCGAAAAAAGCAAAGGTGACTTTGATTATATATTGAAGCACCTTGCAAGCATTATGATTGTTGGGGCGCATGATGATAAACGCTCTAAACCTAAGAACATTAAGCTGGAGGATCTGGCAAGAAAGGTTGCATGGATGGTAACTATGTTTGCACTCAAACCGGGTATGGAAGATAACTTTACAGCTAAAGGTAGATTGCAATTAGCAGCAGGGATTAAAGAATCAGAGATGACTTTGAAAGCTTATGATGGCACATGGAAGCAGTATGAAAAGCTGATGTGTCTTGCTATAGAGTCTGCAATTGATGGCGCTGCAAAGGCAATTGAAAAGTACAAGAAAAATACTTACAAAGAAATGAAAAAAAAATTCTAGGAATATTTCTCTGATGGAGATATAGTATTCCTATACTGGTCGTATTACGGATTTCCGAAGACCAACACATCAAAGCTCACTTAATCGTGGGCTTTTTGCTTTTATGCCCTACAAGCTTAGAACATTGGATTCCGATGTGCTGGACTGGATTTCTAGTCGATGCTTAAACGTAGGGCTATTTTTTTGGAGGTTCACATGCTCCGAATAATTAAGCAGGTCTTTTGCATACATGTTTGGGAATATGGGTTGGATTACAACGACGACCCAATCAGAGAATGCAGAAAGTGTGGAAAGATTAAAGTAATTTAATTTACTATTGAGAATACAATAACTTACGTGAATTTTGTTGTTGCAAACTGAATAAAAAAACCTCATTATTAATTTAATTAGTTTATTAATGGTGTGGTATGGAACTAGTTCGTTTAGAAACAATCAGACTTAATGATGGCTCATTTGAATTGCGATTTAATGAGGAAGGATTTGCGCCATCATATCCAAATACTATCTATGATGGTGTTGATATTGCATCAGGTAAGGTTAGTATAGATTCTATTTGGTATCATCACTTAGATAGAAATGACACAAGATATTTGATTTACATAAAAGGTAATCTAGGCAGACTAGATGGCAATGAAATCCCTAATCTTGAGGCTGCATTAGATGCTCTTCTGCAAAGTTAAATATTAGACTGAATTTGTTTATGCCCTGTCGTTTGACGGGGTTTTCTTTTTGGAGAATACCAATGGATGGATATGGCATCGGTAAAGAAGGCATTGGATTGGGGTGAACATGGACACAATCGAAGCGAAGAAGAATTTAGAAATCTATAAACGTAATCTTAGTCGGTTAGAAAGCTATAACCACTTATTCAGCAGCCATACGTTTAAGACTGAATGTCAGCGTGAAGTGAATACTCTCAGAACTAGAATAGAGAACCTAGAAAATGCGTTCGACAAAGAGGCTAAACGAAATAAGAGCGTTACCATGCGTTAGATGTGGTCAGAGTCCTAGTCAAGCCGCTCATTCAAATAGCTCGAAGCATGGTAAGGGTAGAGGAATTAAGGCCTCAGATGCCTTTACAGTGCCGTTATGCCATAAGTGTCATTTCCTATTCGACACGTATCAATTAGGCACAAGAGAAGAATCGGAAGCTCTATTTGACGGTTGGTTAGAAAAAACAGATCGGATGCTTAATCTTAAAGATGATGAGGTGTTTTAAATGGAACCAAGATTCGTCATCAAAAACCATTCTGACATCAACTATGTAATTGGCTATCTCAATACTAATCATGCAAAGGCAGCGAATGAAGGGAAGCCTTTAGTCGTATTGATTGCACCACAAGAGAAAGATCGTTCAAAAGCTCAAAACCGTTTGTACTGGATGTGGCTTAATCAGTGGGCTAAACGTCAAGGTACAGATAAAGACTATGAGCATCTGTTCTTCAAGAAGAACTTCTTAGCAAAAATCTATGATCGTGATGACGTTGGTCAATACAAGAAAACATTCAAGGCTGTTAGAGAATTGAAGGATTCTAAGCATCCAGCCTATCAACAAGTAGCTGATGGACTTTGTGAGTTAATGAGCACGACAGACGCAAGTACAGCTCAATTCACTGAATACCTAAACGACATTCACGCCTTCTGCAATAAAAACGGGTGTTATTTGGAAACGCCTGATGATTTGAAGTGGTGTTTTGAATAG